AAAAACAGCCAAAGAACATGGCTACAACAAGGATTTGGGATAAAGATAATGAACATGTATTGGCATTTAAAAGGAGTGTCGCAGGTAACCAATCCTGTCTACCCTTGGTCAAATATATGCTTTCGATTCTTATTGGTCTGGCGACATATCCCAAAAAAATTAACATGAAAAACTCAATAGACAATCAAGCAAAAGGTTACCAAGACTTAATCGACGAGGTAGAAAAAGAACAAGCAAAGATATTAAAAGAATTAAAATATGTTCTTACTGGTATACAAGGGGGAAGGTCATTATCAGACCAAGAATATCAATGCTTTATTGAACGAGCATTGGAAAAAAAGAAATTTGACGATATAGCTTATAATATGAGAATATCAGAAAGTTCAGCAAAGACCTATTATAATCGAGCCATAAAAAAGCTATCGAAAGAAGCCACTTTGGTAAAATATAAGCTTCGTAGAAAATGAAAATATTAAACCTTTATGCAGGAATAGGTGGCAATAGAAAGCTATGGGGTAATGAGCATGAAATTACTGCTGTTGAATATGATAAAAATATTGCTGCAATATATAAAGATTTCTTTCCTGATGATGAAGTATTAGTAGAGGATGCACACGAATATCTACTTAATAATTATAAAGACTATGATTTTATCTGGAGTAGTCCACCATGTCCTACTCATAGCCAGATAAGGTATAATATTGGATTTAAAGCGAATAGAAAATATAAAAAAGTAAAAGCAGTATATCCCGATTTAACTCTTTATGAAGAAATAATACTTTTACAATATTGGTTTGATGGTAAATATGTTATTGAAAATACGATACCTTATTATGAGCCATTAATTGCAGGTAGGAAAATGGCAAAGCATATTTGGTGGACTAATATACATTGTTCTGATATTGAAATTAAAAGTAGAGGACATAGGGGAGGAACAGTAGAAAGTTTATCTAAATTAAAAGGTTTTGATTTGTCTGGATACAAGATAAAAGATAAGAGAAAAATTTTGAGAAATTGTGTAGAGCCAGAAATAGGATTACATTTTTTAAAATCATTAAATAACAAAGAACAGGAAGAACTATTTAATGAATAAGTTAGACACAGCATATAATCAGCTAAAAGAACTATCTCATAGTACAGATTATCACCATTACTTACATAACAAGTATTACACCTACCAACAGCAACTAAAGACCATTAATAATACACTGGATAAAGAAATGGCACATATTCAGGACAATAGAACACCTGAACAACACTTTATGGACATCTGTAGAGGTTGGTTAGTAGAAGATATGCTTTGTTATCTATTCTCATTGCCACCATATAAAGAACTAACTTTAAATTTTGACAATCATGACCAAGATAGAGTAATAAGAGTCATGAGAAGGGAGATAACTGCTGACCCTGACTTTAAGATAACTTACAAAAATAAAACAATAAGAATGGAAGCACAATCTATGTTTGCTAACATACCATTTTTTAACATCAAACAGCATAAGGCAAATCGCTTAATAGAAAATAAAAGTTATCTATTGCATCTTAATCTTTCTAAAAAACATATTATTTTATTTGAGCCATTTCAAATACAATTAGGAAACTATGGAGTGATAGAAGCATTTTCTGATTTAGAAAACAACATATTAAAATATGGATACCAATATGACATAGAAGAACTACCTGAAGAAATGATAGTATCAAACTTCGTCGATGATTTGCCTAAAAAAATAATTTCCTTATTTTCTTGACATTTGTTTTAGAACTCAATATTTTAAAGTGTTAATTAAACTAAAGGAGATTAAAATGAATACAGATATTATAAATGGAAGCAGTAATTGGAACTGGAATAGTTGGAGTGATTTTTACTGGTGTGTAAATCCTCATGGATATAGAAACGACGATGATTATGGTACTCATAATGGTTATGTTGCTTTGCCTTTGGATTGTTCACTTGTAAGAAATACCTCTTTAAATGGCTGGAGAAATACTACTATGTCTGCACCGATTGATGATGCAAATTTTCCAGTATTTGTACCAACTGGTTTTACTTATGCGAGATTGCACACTATAAATGGAAATGACTATATGGTTATTGGGTTTGATAGTGTTCATGCAATAGTAAATGCAGGTGATAATATAACTGATGCTATTATGACAACAATGAATTTATTGTCAGATATTGAAGATTATGTAAATAATAATTCATAGAAATTGTAATACCTCTTAATATCAGTTAAGTCAGAAAGCCCCTCAATCGAGGGGTTTTTTGTAGTCCTAAATAAATTATCTTTCTCAACAATATCAACACTTAGAAGCATTTAGAACTCTTAGATAAGGGTTTCTTGTAGTCTTTTTGCCTATAGGGTAGAAGGGTAACACCTTCCCTTTCGTTTTAATAACGAACACATAACCTTCAAATAGTGGGGTGATTAGTTTGGCTGCAGCTAAAACAACAGTCGCTGTAAAACAGCAAAAGAACAGCGATAAAAAGAATAAACATTTGGTTAAACACCAATGGAAAAAAGGACAATCAGGTAATCCTAATGGGCGACCTAAATCAGGATTTGCCTTAAATGAATATATCACCGATTTGGCTAATGTAGAATTAGAAGATAAAAAGACTATGTTAGAAGCTGTTGTAGGTAAAGTATATGAAGAAGCATTAGATGGTAATATGACTGCCATTAATTTTTTAGCAGATAGAATCTTGGGTAAACCAAGTCAAAGCATAGGAATCAAAGATGTTTCAGATGAACCAATTAAGGTATTTGATATAGATGGACTGGACGATTGATGCCACAAGGAAATCAATCCTTAAAGACGATACACGATACAAAATCTTATCCTGTGGTAGAAGGTGGGGGAAGTCTTACTTCTCTATTTTATTTTTATTATCTAAGCCTTTTAAAGCTAACGAAAGAAGGTGGATTGTTTTTCCAACATATAGACAAGCTAAGATGGTATCTTGGTCAATACTCAAGGACATCTTTTCACATAAAGAAGTCAGTATCAATGAAACTGAATTATCTATTACACTTGATAATGGTGCAAAAGTTGAACTTAAAGGGGCAGACAAACCTGACTCACTTAGAGGAGTATCTACAACAATGGTAGTGCTTGATGAGTACAGTTATATGAAAGAGAATGTGTGGGGAGAGATTATACAGCCGACTTTAGCAGAAACTAAAGGTTCGGCTTTATTTGTAGGAACTCCAACTGGAGTACAGAACCACTTTTACGATTTATTTGTTAAAGGACAATCAAAGAATAGTGATTACAAGTCCTGGCAGTTTACCACATTAGAAGGTGGCTTTATTTCTGAATCAGAAGTAGAGAATGCCAAAAAGAATTTAGATAAGAGAACTTTTGAACAAGAATATCTTGCAAGTTTTCTTACTGCTGCAAATAGAGCAGCATACAATTTTAGTAGAGATATACATTGTAGAGTAATGGAGAAGTCCCCAAGAATGTTTTGGGGAATTGACTTTGGGGTAGCATCTTATATGACTGCCTTATTAATGTGTGAGAATACTGCAGGAGAATTATATGTATTTGACGAGATTGGATTACAGAACTCTAACACCTTTGAATTGGCTAAGCTAATGCAGTTAAAAGGTAGAGGATTACCAGTTTATCCTGACCCAGCAGGGAAGGCAAGAACTTCTAATAGTACCAAGTCTGACCATAAGATATTGCAAGAAGCAGGGTTTACAGTTATAGCTAAGAAAGCTAATCCTACTCAAAAGGATAGACTGAATGCTTTGAATAAGATGTTAGAAGATGCTACTGGTAAGCATAGACTATTTATTAATCCTAAGTGTAAGAACACTATTAGAGATTTAGAGCTATGTACTATGGAGAATGGGCAAATACTAAAGACTGAAACATTATCACACTTCTTAGATGCTTTATGTTATCCAATTGATTACAGATATGGATTTAAAGGACAAGCTAAGGCAATAGAATGGTAATGTTTTTATTAGGAATGAGTGTTGGAATTATTGTTAGCATGATAAGTGCTATGGTATGGGGATACCGATTAAGTATAAAAGAAGAAGAACTAAGTAGAGAAATGATAAAGGATTTCCAGGATAGATTCTTGGAAACCGAAGAACAAAAAATTTATAAAAGGTATGAATCATGATAATTTATAATTTGACAGAAAAGATGTTGTATGACTTGTTAATGGATACAATAGAAGAAGGATTAGAAAAAGAACATAGTGAACGAGAAAGATTGTTAGACTATTTTGAAGGAATCAATCTTGAGCATGACATTAAAGGATACTTTGATAGTGAATCTTTATCACAAATCCCACCTATGTACATTAATCTTGTAAGAAACATTATTAGTCGTAGAGCATTGGTATATCAACAACAACCAGTAAGATACAATGAGAAATACACAGACATCTTAGGCGATTTTGATTCTGTGATGAAACAATTTGAACAGCTTACTTATCTATTAGGTACAGAAGCTTTATACACTCATTGGGATGACAATGCAAAGAAACTAAAGTATAGACCAATCCACTTCTTTACCCCATTCTTTAAACCAAACGAAGATGAACCTTTTGCTATTATGTATCAAGCAGAATCACAGCTACAAGGTAGAACAGAAGATGCTCAATATATGTTTTGGTCAAAAGATACCGATGATATGGAAGGGAAACACTTCATGATTAGCAGTAGAGGTGCTATTACTTCTATTGTAGAAGGGGATAGAAACCCTTATGGAGATGTTTTACCATTTAACATAGCACATAGACACCCATTCACAAGAGATTTCTTTAGAGAAGGGGCATCAGACTTAGTAGATGGTATGAGAAGTATCAACATTATGCTAACAGAACTTGCTTTACATGGAAGATTCCAATTAGGACAACCAGTCTTTACTGGATTAGATACTGAACAACGAATCACTATGGGACAAGATAAAGCATTAGTATTACCTGAAGGTGCGAACTTCCAATATGCAACTCCTAATGCTAATGTCCAAGCAATGATTGAATCCACCAAGTATATGGTAGATAGTATTGCACAATCCAACAATGTTAGAATTAATTGGGCTGATAAGAGTCAAGAAAGTGGATTAAGTAAAAAGATGTCTGAATTAGACTTAATGGATGCTCTAAGAAGTGATACAGAACAAATCTATAGACCATTTGAGAAACAACAATTCCAAATTGCTAAAAGAATATGTGAAGTATCAGGTGGTATTAATCTTGGAGACCAATTCAGTATAGACTTTGCTGAAAGAGAAGTGCCTATGAGTACCGATGAAGAAATAAAATACTATTCTTGGGCATTCCAAAATGATTTAGAAACAAGACAAAGTTATTTAAGAAAGAAGAATCCTGATTTTAAGGAAGAAGAAATACAAGCTATTGTGGAACAGATAGATGCTGAACAACCACAAGAAGCAGACGAAACACAATCTATCATTGATAGAATAGGTGAGCAAGTTGGCTAATTTAGATTTCTATAATAAAGAAATAGAGAATATCCAACAACAGTTAATTGACAAATTGGATAACCTGGTAGTAGGGTTAGGTAGAGTAACTGATACTGAACTGATGCAGATTGCTAAGCAGATAGACTTCTTTGCAGAAATGGAAACATTAGGATTTACGAAACTAATGAATAGAGTAGGTAAAACCTTTGATGATGAGATAGCAAGAGTATTTGCAGAACTATCTAAAAGAGAGTTAGGACAAGTATCTGCAGCAAGTATCGATGCTTTAAGAGAACTAAAGAACTTTGAAATGACATACTTGACCAATGGAGTAAGGCAGTATTCAGACCAACTGAAGACTGCTATGCTAAGAGGAATCATAACTGGAGAAAGTAATATTCAGATAATGAATAACATCAATAGCACCTTTGGTGTAGGAACTTATATTAGTTCAAGTGAAACTTCTTTTTTGATTAATGATGCTTTTTCACGATTCAGTAATACTTCAAGAGCAAAGGCATTTGAGGAGTTTCCTGAAGTAAAGTTTCAATACATTGGAACAAGTGATAACAAGACAAGAGAAGTATGCCAACGAGCATTACAAGAACCACCACTAACAAGAGAAGAAATAGATGCTTTAGGGTATGTAGACTTTGCTAATAGAGGTGGATACAACTGCAGACATGATTGGGTAAGAGTATGAGATTAGACCAGGTAGTTAAACCTAATTCTAAAGTGATGACCAAGTTAGCACAAGATGCTATTGATAAAATTACTTTAGATGCAAGTAAAGGCAAGTTTCAGAATGACAGAAGTGGATTCTCATATAAGAGTGATACTTACAAAAAGTATAAAGCAAATAGTATGCAAGGAAAGAATGGTAAACTAAAAGCATTTAGAAACCAATCTACCGACACCCAAACTTCTTTTGTTAATATGAAACTAACTGGTAGAACTCTAAGAAGTATGAGAGGTTCAGGAAAGACTGATACTGCAATTATTACTTATGATAGAGGGGAAATAGTATTAGGCAATCAGAAAAGAGGATATGATATCTACGATTTGTCTAATAAGAATAAAGAATTTATAGCCGAGAGATTTGGCAAAGAACTTTTGGATAGAAACATTAAAAAGTATGTATCCAAAACTATAACAATAAAATAGGAGGACAGATGTCCGAAGAAACTAAAATAGTAGAAGAACAAGCAGTAGCAGAAACTCCTACACAGGAAATAAATAATGAAGAAGTCGGTGGCTTAATTGCAGAAAGCAAGAAGTACCGAACAAGGGCTCAAGCAGCAGAAGCTGAGTTAAATGAACTCAAAGAAAACCTCAAACTTCAAGAAACAAAACAACTTGAAGAAAAAGAGGAGTTTAAATCTTTGTATGAAAAGATGAAGGAAGAAAACTCACAGTTAAAACCTGTAGTAGAGCAATTTCAGATTCAAGAAAAACAAAGACGAGAACACCTGCTGTCCCAACTTTCAGATGATGACCAAGAAATCTATGCAGACCTGCCAACAATTAAGTTGGAAAAGCACATTGAAAGATTGGGTAATAAAAAAGTGCAAATATCTGATGCCAAAGAGGTTACTTCTTCAGGCAAGTTTGCTGAAAATGCAAAATGGGCTGATTTGTCTGATAAAGACAGAACAGAAGCCAGGAAGAATCCTAAACTTTGGAAACAGATAGTAGATGGCTATAGAAACTAACAACTAACTATCTTTAAGGAGATATAAACATGGCAAATGTAACAACAACAACAGCTGCTAATTTTATTCCTGAAATGTGGAGAGATGCTATCCTTGACTATGCAGAAAGAAAATTTATCCTTCGTAATCAAGTATCTGACTTCTCATCTATGGTTTCAGGTGGTGGCGACATACTAAACATCCCAAAAGTTGCTGAAGAAACAGCTGCATCTAAAAGTGCAGACACTGCAGTAACTTATTCTGCTAACACAGATGGGGTAATTCAATTATCAATGGATCAACATCACTACGAAGCGAAAAGAATCGAGGACATCGTAAGAGTTCAAGAATCTGCTGACCTATTCAATGCTTATGCAAAATCAATGGGTTATGCTTTAGCTAAGAAAGTAGAAAACTACTTAGCTGTTGATGTACTTCAATCAGCTACAGGTAACGATGTTACTTTAGCTGCTGATAACACCTTCACTACTGCTTTAATCAGAGAAGGTTTACAAAAAATGCTTGATGCAGGATTTGACTACACAGATGGCGAATCATTCTTATATGGTTCACCTGCTGCTTATATGTCATTACTTTCTTTAGGTGACTTCACAGAAGCACAAAAAAGAGGAGATGATGCAAATCCATTAGTATCAGGTAATGTAATCCAGGCTTATGGTTTAAGCTGTTATCCTTCAGTAGACTGGGATGACGATGGTGGTACTGGTGATGAAACAGCAACTATCTTTAACAGAAATTCTGTGTATTTTGCACAGCAATTAGCTCCAAGAGTTCAGTCAGCTTATGACATTGACCACTTGGCAACTTCTGTAGTAGCTGATGTACTATTTGGTGCAGCATTATCACATGCAGCATCTTCAACATCATTAGGTGTTGTAAACTTCGTAAATCCATAATTGGACTA